CTGGTAGAGGGCGAAGAGGATACTCCTTCTGCGTTTTCTTCTTGGCCTGAAGAGGCCTGAGAGTAACTAGATGACTCTAGAAGGGAGACAGTAGATGGATGATTTTGATCCAAACGATCCAAGAAATAATCCGTTTAGGCCACCTCCAGCGTCTACGACGCCCCGTATGTATACTACAGGCGGTTCAATAGCGGGTACTGTTTTTACATCCGGATCAGGGCTTAGTGATCCTGATGCAGTGCGGGGCAACAGTGTTGAAATGGCTTCAGCACGGTCTGGGCTGAGCAACGGGTCGAGCAGGGCCGCCAGAGTAATCCCAATAGACAGGTACTATTCTTGGGGAGGGGAGCGATACACCACAAACGAGTGGGTGGACCTTCTTTCAGACCTCTTTGGTAATCTTCTAGGGTCTTTCTACGAAGAGACAGATGCTGTAGATGACATAGATCGAATCTATCGTCAGCAAGAGGCTCAAGAGTTTAATAACCTTTTGGACGAGATAAGGGCCGGTAACGCCAGTTGGCGAGACCTTGCTGGGTTTGAAGTTTACTACTTAGGGGATGTTGACGGGTTTCAAGAGTACGTAGATGATATGGTAGACTCTGCCATGTACACAGGACTCTACGAAGACATAGCCGCCGCTGATGGCGACCCAAAGATCCTAGGTAGTGTCTTTGAGGAGTACGGTAACGCAGGAATTGAGACTAACCCGTACGTACAGGCAGACCTAGCGTCCACCGGAAGTGCTGTATCAGTTATCACAGGGACGGTAGATAACTCTATACTTCAACAGGTAATTCGTGATGCGGCCTTAGGCGACGGCATCCTAGGCGGCGAAGTAGACTTTGAGGATCTCCCCGGATACGGTGGTATTTGGGATGGCCTCATTAGGCACATTAAGGTAATTGGTAAGGGCTTACCTCTGCCTATTCCAGATTGGCTCCCGTTACCCGGAATCTTTGAGTTGCCGACGGTCGGTGAGATATTTGATAAGGTCACAGGCCCTTGGAAAACAGCGGCTGAAGACGCCCTCAAGAACTGTATGGACCCTGACGGGGACGGGGTACAAGATAAGGCCGCGTCTGTTTGTCTAGAGGAGCAAAGCGTCATAGACATCCTCACGGATGGCATTGGTAACGCGACAGAAGGCATCTGGGAAGCTACTAGCGACAAAGTAAACGAAATACTCACTAAAGGTGGTGAGTGTGTTGATGACCCTAAGACATGTGCTCAAGAAGTTTTTGATAAGATCAAGGACATCTTTGGTGAGGGGGCTGTAGATCCTACGTCTACTGGTGGTAGCATCCCTGACTGGATGAAGGTAATTATCATCGGCGGTGCTTACGGTGACGAGATTCTTGGGGAGCTTGAGGGTCTCTTTGGTGGTGACATTGATGGTGATGACTTAGTAGGACCACCAGAAAACCCAACGGTAACTCCTCCGGTTACGCCTGAGTTTGATTGTGCTAGTGTATTCAAAAGTGGCGGTACAGTTACTGATGAAAGCCAGTGCGGAGGGTGTCTCCAAGGGTACGACCCAGATGGTCAGGGCGGCTGTATAGAAGCACCTATTGATTGTCCGGGCAAACAAGTGTACGATGAACTTACAGCCGAATGTAAAGACCCTGATCCGGGTTTTGTTCAAGGCGAACCCTGTAAAACAGAGGCAGGCGAAAGCGGAACATACGATGCTGAAGGCGCTTGTGTTGCTGACCCTGTAGAACCAACGCCCTGTAGAAACAACGCCACTATAGAGTCTGGATGTGAAACATGTGCAGACGGCAGTTTGCCTAGTGACCACGAAAACGGAGACTGTAACCAGCCAAAGATAGTAACACAAGTAACGTGCCCTGACAATACTCCTAATGCTGGACAGGTGGTTGACAAGCTAAGCGACTGTGGTGAACCCACTAACTCCACTGGATATGACTGTACTCAGCCTAAGCCATCAGGTTTTACTTTTGCAACAATATCTTGGAACCAGAACTGTGAGTCAACCCACTGTACAGACGGGAAACTAAAAGATGATGCCGAAGGTACTAACTGCTGGGATTACGTAGCTCCTGAAGTAACAGATCCAGAGCCTACGACTGATGCTTGTGACCAACAAGACAGGGTCACGAACGAAGACGGCTCCTGTGGTGAATGCAAGCCCGGATTCATAGAAGATCCTCAGGGTTTTGACCAGTGCATCCAAGCACCGCCTGAGTGTAACGACTGTAGCTGTCTAGAGTACGCTACCGCTAACCCCGCTGAGTGTGCTCAGTGTCCTGAGGGTCAGTCGTACTGTGAGTCCACTGGTCAGTGTGAAGAGCCACAGAACTGCCCCGGAGGTCCCAATGAAGGCGGTGGTGGCAACACTGGCGGTGGTGGCTTTGATCTTAAGCTAGACATAGCAGACATAGGAGTTTCAGGTGACCCACAGCTACTAGGGCGTCAGCGGTTCGGTCAGCAGGACTTCTTAACACCCCTGTTCACAGGTAATCAAGATGGTGGCTTAGATTACCCTATTGCCCGCTTCTTGCAAGGACTAAAAGGTGACATAGTATGATGACGTACTTAAACATAGTAAACAACGCAATGAGACGCCTCAGGGAGCAGGAAGTCTCTAGCGTTCAGTCTACTACGTACAGCAAGATGGTCGGTGACTTTGTTAACGACGCTAAGGCTATGGTCGAGGACGCTTGGGACTGGTCAGCACTCAGGACCACCCTGACCGTGGAGACTACTGCAGACATCTTTAACTATATCATGACAGGCGCAGGAAACTCCTTTAAGGTACTACACGCGTACAACGACACCGATAACTGGGACTTGGATTACCGTACTCCCATCTGGTTTGACCAGCGGTACATGATGCAGGAGCCTGTCTCTGGTCCCCCTAGGTACTACACGTTTAACGGTGTAGATAACAACGGAGACACTCAGGTAGATTTGTACCCAAAGCCTTCCGATGACGGTACTATTCTGAGGTTCAACGTACTAAACAGGGGTGAGATTACAGACGGCGCAGGGACGGTCTTACGCCCTAAGATTCTGGTAAACGACACGGACCCGCTAATCATCCCGTATCTCCCCGTGCTTCATCTTTCGGTGGCTCTGTTGGCCCGTGAGCGTGGTGAGACAGGCGGTACGTCTACTGCAGAGTACTTTGCTGTTGCTGATAAGTCTTTGGGTGACGCTATCGCTCTAGACGCACAGAAGCACCCTGAAGAAACCATTTGGTACACTCCTTAAGGAGACTAGTGAATGTCACAGCCACTACAAAGCATTAATCTAGTTGCTCCGGGTTTCAAGGGAGTAAACACAGAAGATTCTCCTATCGGTCAGGACTTTTCTTTTGCAGACATTGCTGACAATGCTGTTATCGACAAGAGGGGACGTATCGCGGCCCGTAAGGGCGTACAACTGTCTACTACTGACCGCTACTGGTTAGGCACTGACTACGCTCACAACGTACATCACTTTTACGATGACGCTGGTAACGAAGAAATCTTTGTCACAGGGAACAACGCAATCTTCAAAGTCACCACGACTACTGACCCTGATGACACTCTCACAAGAATTACTCCTTCAGGGTACACTGTTACGGGGAACAACTGGAAGATCGTAAACTTTAACGACAAGGCCTACTTCTTCCAGAGAGGCCTAGAGCCGCTCGTGTACGACGATGCCACAGGACTCAGGACGTTTAGTGATGCCAAAGGCTCACCCACGAACACTAACCTGTTTTGTCACGAGGCTCTGGCGGCTTACGGTAGGTTGTTTGTTGTGGACAACGGTGGAGACACACAAACAGTCTACTGGTCAGACCTATTGATTGGTACAGACTTCTCAGGAGGCTCCAGCGGCTCCATAAACGTGTCTAAGGCGTGGCCTGACGGTTACGATGAGGTTAGGGCTTTAGTCGCTCACAACGACAAGCTCATTATCTTAGGCAAGCACAGCATACTAGTCTACGGTAACGCCTTTAGTCCTGCTCTTATGACCTTAGAGGACACGATTACGGGCGTAGGCTGTATCTGTAGAAACTCTGTGCAGGGTATCGGTACTGACGTTATATTTATGTCTCAAGACGGTCTGAGGAGCTTTGGTAGAACAGTGCAAGAGAAGTCACTACCTATGTCTGACTTGAGCCTAAACATCAAGACTGAGTTGATCTCTGTACTGGAAGCACGTACCGCTCCTACAGCATCTGTGTACAGCCCTGAGCATTCTTTCTATTTAATTGCGTTCCCAGATCAAGAGATTACTTACTGCTTTGATCTCAAGGGCCGACTAGAGAACAATTCATACAGGGTCACCAGATGGACAGGAGCGCCGTTTAAGTCGTTTGAGAGAAAGAACACGGACGGCACTCTTCTGGTTGGTACGATTGATGGTCTGGGTGAGTACGGTGGGTACACTGACGAGTTTAACGCATCAGGAACCATAACTCCCGAAAGTTACATCTTTAGGTACTACAGCCCCGGATTGACCTTTGGTGATCCAGCGAAGCTAAAGTTCCTAAAGAAATTACGGCCTACTTTAGTAGGAGCCAACAGCGCCACAGTGTACGTTAAGTGGGCGTACGATTTTGGTACGACTTACACTACATCGGAGTTTACGGTAGGTAACCAAATTCCGTTTACGTACAACACTGAAGGTATAGAGTACACTGTTGCCGAGTTCACTGGAGGTGAGGCAGTAAGCAGGCCCCCCGTGAACGCCACTGGAAGCGGCTCAGTAATTACAATCGGTCTTGAGTCAGAAATAAACGGTTTTGCTTTATCTCTCCAAGAAATTAACGTCTTAGCACTTATGGGTAAAACATTATGAGCAACTACACAAAGACAACTAACTTTGCCGCTAAGGATAGTTTGCCCTCTGGAGACCCCGGCAAAATTATCCGAGGCACTGAATTTAACGTAGAGTTTGACAACATTGCTCCTGCGATTGCGAGCAAGGCCAACACTGACTCACCCACTTTTACAGGACTGGTAACAGTTCCTAACTTGAATGTAACAGGGGATGTGACCATGATTTTGGACAACTCAGATACTGTTACTATCAACGGGGGTACGTACTAATGGGCTTTTTAAGTGATACTATTGAGGGTCTAGTTCCTGATGAAATAGAGAACCTGTACAAGACCCCTCTTACACAGGCTACTGCTCCTGACATTACGTTCCAACCGTTTACGGTCACTGGGTCAGCAGGCTCAACCACGACTGGAGCAAACGGGAGTACCACGTACAACCTGAGTCCTCAACAGGAGGCAATGCGTCAACAGCTATTCGGTGG